CTTAGGTGTACTATACAGGCTGTTCTGGAACCTTTTAAGGTCAGGGTTATCTCCAAGGGGGAGGCCCTTCCATACTACTCCTGTCGTCCACTCCAAAAGATCTTGTGGAAATCTCTTCGTGAGATATCTTGCTTCCGCTTGATCGCTAGACCTTTTTCCCCTACAGATATTTTAGATCTCTGTAGTAGGGCACATTCGGATTGGGAATGGTTTTCTGTTGACTATTCCGCGGCAACTGATGGAATATCCTGGCGCTTTACTAGCCGGATCCTTAGATTCCTCCTTGCTAACCAGCCACCGCGCGTACTTGAACAAGCTCTTGCCGTTCTTGGCCCACATGCGCTTCATTACCCTGAAGGGCCTCACACTGTCTATAGAGGTATGCAAAATACCGGACAGTTGATGGGGTCCATTCTTTCTTTCCCGATATTATGTCTCGCAAATCTCGGGACATATCTGGTGACTATGAGACCAGTCCATTACTCAGAAGTATGGAATACGAAAGAAATTTTGTCACATGTTTTAGTGAACGGTGATGATATGGTTTATGCTGGTCCCCGAGCTCTCTGGGAACGACAAATCAAAATCGCAAACGACATTGGTCTCAAGATGTCGATAGGTAAGGCTTATCATCATAGAACCTACCTTAATATAAATTCCACTTCCGTGCATTACGGTCTTCATTTGGATCGTAGTCGGGAGGTACCGTATGAAATCCCTTATTTTAATACAGGCCTATTTTACGGGGTTCACAAAGTCCAACGCAAGGAATGCGCTGATGATCATTGTAACCTTGATAAAGGAATTTTTATAAATGCGAATACAGTTTTGAGGGGTTCGCTCCCTGGAAAGGAAAGAGATGTTCTTTCTAAATATATTTCTCTTCACAAAAGTGAACTTAAAGAGAAGTGTAAAGTACTGCTCCAAATACCTGATGGTAAGAAGTATAAATCGGTTTCAGTACACAGGAACTGGTTTCTACCCTTATCCTCTGGCGGTATGGGAATTGTTCCTCCTCTTGGGTGGAAATTCCGGATAAAGAAGAGAGATAAGATGATAGCATATAATCTTGCTAAGACCTATTCTTGTCCCTCTACAACCCAACTTCCTACTCCAGGTTATATACTGGAGAAGTTTGAGGAAGTTGTTACCGTTCCCTGGGCGGAAAAGAAAGAACTAGACGACGAAGTCCTTGAGTATACAGGAACTTATAATAGTATAAAAATCACTATTTTAAGTGGCTGTAAGAAGAAGAGGTGTGTGCTGCCTATAGTCTATTATTCGACTCAGCGCACATCTATGATACATTGATCTAGAGAAGATCATGTGGTTGGAGCTTCGCCCTGGGAAGGCGTAAAACTCAGCCATTGGGTCTCTGTGTGTAGACTGCCCAAAACGGTGTCGCTCTTAGCGGCTTAATAATTC